AGACGGTATATGATTGGTTGAAGAAAGAGAATTTTAAAGCAGAGCTGGACAGGCAAGTCAAGGAATTAAAATCTAACGTTGAGAAGAAATTATTATCTAATGTTAATCCTTTCCTTGATGAACTTACTAAAATAGCCTTATATAGCGAGAGTGATAAGACAAGGCTAGATGCTATAACCTATTGTATTAACAGGCTTGTAGGGACTCCAACTAAGGTACAACAGGATATAACGGGAGAAGATACTAAAGAGAATAATAATATAGATATTGATAGTGTACTGGAAGAAATGGACTTGAAAGAAGCGAAGTAAAAATACTGCGTGAAATACCTAATATGCGCAGTTTTTCCTAAGAATGGCTTAAACACTAGGTTTGTAAAGGCTATATTAATGCATTAACTGTAAATAATGATAAAAAGCGCAGTTTTTAAGGATAAAAAGCGCAGTTTTATAATATCACCTATAAATAGAGGGGGTATACTTCTAAAATTATGGGTCCAAGGACCATGGCGATAAGCCACACAAAATTTTATACCAATTTTTAAGTTGAGGAAGGTTTTACGATTAGGAGGTGATACTATCCTTTACTATGATAATAGAGAATTTGACACACAGTTAAAATATGAGGTTTATGTGCTCCGTAAGTTTTTAGGTAAGCATTATGGAGATGATAAAGCAGTATTGCTGATAAAGAAATATTCTGATAATCTTGATGGCCTTGCTAAATCATTAGGTGAAAAAGACATTACTTTCTTTAATCTTTACTTCTTAAGTGAAATATTTGTACCTCAAGATGGAAATGTTGCTAGAACACTTTCAAAGAGCCATTACGAAATGTTTGGTTTGCTTAATGAAACTTTTGTAGAGGATAAATACGATAAAATAAATATAGTTGTAAGTAGAGGGTGGGCCAAGACTACTACAGGAGATTTAAGTTTAACTGTATGGGCAAAATGCTATAGAAAAAGTATTTTTACAGTAGTTGGAGCAAAGACCGATACAGACGCAGCTCAATTTATTGCAAGTATTAGAAATGTTTTAGAAAAAAATAAAAAGATAATAAAAACTTTTGGTAAGCTTATAGATTCAAGCAATAAGGAATTAAAGTTAAATGCAAACATGATTGAATTAACAAATGGCACTTGTATAAGAGCAATAAGTTCTGGAACTTCACTTAGAGGTATCAATTGGGAAAGTGTAAGACCAACTATGTTGATAATGGATGACTTTCAATCCGAGGTTAATATTCTTACTGATGATGCAAGAATAAAACAATATAATAAGTGGACTAAGGAAGTAGAGCAATGTGGTGATAAAGCAGTTTATAGAAGTGGCAAGAAGATAAAGAGTGCAACTAAAATTGTTAGTATCGGTAGAATAGTGCCGATGTAAAATCGAGTAAAATCGGTGAAGGCTAAACAATATTTATAAATAATGTATGCTAATACCGAGGTAAGTCTTTAGATTGCGAAAGGCTAAAGAACACCGTAGAGCGTAGAGGGTGAATAAATATAATCCCTCCAAGAGTACTCGACAACCTTTAGGTTGAAAATGTACGCCGAACTTATAGGAAACTATAAGAACATAGGGATAAAAAGCCTTATGGGTAACAAAATTGACTGTATTGCACATAGATTGTTTAATTTCTAGGTTAATAAGAAATAAGGATTATAAAACTTTCTTAAGAAGAGCTATAGTTTTAGAAGATGGGCAGACTGTTGATGAAATATTTGATTCAGAATTATGGAGTGAATGTAAAAGGCTATATTTCAATGATAAATTTGAAGATAGTAAAGCAGTTGCTAAAGCTTTTTACGAAGAACATAAGGGAGAAATGCAGTTCCCTGTACTATGGGAAGAAAAATGGGATTGTTTTAATGACCTTGCTATTCCTTATTGGGAGAATAGACAAGCTTTCATGTCAGAAATGATGAATGATGCTACAAGTATAGGAGAAAAGTGGTTTAAGTCAGTAAGAACTCAAACGAAAGAAGAAATTGAAAATCATACTTTTATTAAAACAATGATTGCAATAGATCCAGCGAGTACAACTAATAAAAAATCGGACTTTACTGCTATGGTAGTAGGTTCACAAGCTACTAATGGATTTAAATATATGCGTGAATTGGTATTGGATAAGTTTGAATTTAATAAATACTGTGAAAAGGTAGTGGAATTATTACTTATGTATGAGGATATAACTCATATTTATATTGAAAAGAATACATATCAAGGGGCAGATGTAGTTAAAATAAAAGAATTAATTGCTAATGAGCCTAAGTTAAGGAATAAAAGGTATGAATGGCTTAATGAAATGCAAAGAACTAATAAAGATGAAAAAATTAGTACTATTATTGACCATGTAAACAACGGACAAGTTATTTTTGTAGATAATAATAAAGAGTTTGTGGACTTATTACTTGATTTCCAAGGACAAAAATATACTTTACATGATGATAGTGCTGATATAACTGCTGAATGTGTAAACAGGTTAGATAAGATTGTTAAGAACAATGTTATTAGTTTATTTGATAGAACAAAGATAGGATTGTAGAGGTGAGATAATGAAATACAATAGAGAAATAGCTTTAAGATTACAACAAGAATTTGATAAAAGAAAAATTGTTTATGCGAAAATGGGGAAATACTATAAAGGTGAAACAGATGCTTTTGAGCAATACCCTATAACTGATAGAAGCAATAGAAAAGTAAAAACTAATCATATAAAGATGTTTATAGATGAAGAAGTGGCTTACTTAACAGGTAATAAGTTGACTTATTTATGTGAAAGTGATGCTAATATTACAAGTGTTATAGAATACAACTTAAATAATATAAATAGCTGCTTAGATACAGATTTGGCAACAACTTTATTAACTTATGGGACTGCATATGAATTATATTATTTATATGAGGGTGAGTTTAAGGCAAAGGTTATAAATCCATTACAAGGTATAGCATATAGAAATGTAGAGGGAAAAGCTGAATTATTTTTATATTTTTATACAAAGGAACTTGAAGATAATAAATATTACATAGATTGCTTTGATGATAATTATATATATCACTTTGATGAAGGGCTTAACGAAATAGCTCCACCAACAAAACATTATTTTGGTATTTGTCCTGTAGGGGTAGCAGAATTAAATAACGGTGTAGCAGATACTATTTATAATTCTATAAAAGACTTACAGGATAGTTATGAAAGCACTTTAAGTGATTGGAGTAATGAAATAGCAGATACTAGATTAGCTTATATGCTTATTACAGGAATGACTTTAGATGATGAAGATGCTAAAAAAATGAAGTCTATGGGAATAATGCAATGTGCGGATCCAAATGGAAAAATTGAATGGCTTGTAAAAAATATACCTAGTGATTTTATAAAAACTTATAGAGAAACTTTAGAAGATGAAATGTATAAAGTAACACATCACTTAAAGAATCAAGTAGCAATCCAGAGTAATACAAGTGGTGCAATGTTAGCAACTAGATTAAACTGTTTAAGAATAAAATTAACTACTATACATCAATGTTTGAATAATTGCATTAAAACTAGATTAAGATGTTTATTTAAGTATTTAAATATTTTAGATGGTACTGATTATAATTATAAAGATGTAAGTATTAAATTTACGTTAAACTTGCCTAATAATGATTTAGAAATGGCTCAAATATTAAGTCAGCTTACAGGAAAGTTAAGTATCCGTACAGGTTTAAGTCAATTAAGTTTTGTTACTAATGCAGAAGAAGAGTATAACAAGATGATGGAAGAACAGGAACAAGCTTTAGGTGAGTTGGATTTGGATGTGATAAAAGATGAAACCGAACAAATATCAGCTTAATTTTGCTAAGAAACTATTAAAATATGCTGAAAAATTAGCAGAAGAAGGGGAAAAGGAATTATTGGCTATGCTTAAGAGTATGGCTGATAATCAAAACTCTTTACTTGTAGAGGTAGGAAGAATACTGCTTGATTATGATATTTTGAATGAGTATATGAGTTTAACTCCAGGGCAAATTAAAATGGAATTTGATAAGTTAGGAGAATTAATAAACTATACATTTACAGATGAAACTATAAAAGAAATAGAAAATACAAAAAGCTTTTTAAAATATGTTGGTAATGGCACTTGGGATAATAGCAGTTATCTTTTAAGTTTAGGAATAGATTTTAATTTAAAAAAAATTAAGTCTAAAGATTTAGAAAAGATAATTAATCAAGCTATTAAAGGGAAAAATTATTCTGATAGGATAAAAGGAAATAAAGAAAAAATTGCTAAGATCCTGAAAAAAGATATTAAAGATTTTTTAGAGGGAAAAACAAGTGTAAATGATATAAGAAAAAAAATAAAAGACCTGTACAATAATAATGCTAAGGCAACTAAGATTTTAGTTAGAAATGAAATTGGAAGAGTACAAGCTGGAGTTAATGAACTTTGGGTAGAAGAATATAATATTGAGTGGCAACTGTTTGATGCCACTTTAGATGGTAAAACTACTGAAATATGTCAAAGGTATGATGGGCAAGTGTTTAGAAAAGATGATTCCAATAAACCTATACCAAATGTTACAACTCATATTTGTTGCAGAAGTTGTTTAATAGCTTTACCTAGTAAGGATTACAGACCTAAAACTAAGATGGATAATGAAACTAAGGAACGTATACCATATACAAATTATAAAGAGTGGAAAAATAGTAAGAGCGAGGGATAAACCTCGTTCTTTTCTTTTGGAATAAATTTAAAATAATTTGTCGATATGAATAAGAGAATTACTTTGTAGGGGCAATAGCAACTATAAAAGGAGGAAAATAGAAATGTTAAAAAGCGAATTATTAGTATTAATCAATGAGGCTGATGATAATGCCGATATAGATGAAATTATATTAAGTAATGGTTTTGCAAAGCCTATTACAGATGTTGAAGGCTTAAACTCTTTATTAGCTAGCAATAAGGAGTTACAGGGGTTATTTGATAAAAAAGTAACTACTGGAATAGAAAATTTTAAAAAGAATGGTATGCAAAAGTTAATTGAAGCAGAAGTTCTTAAACGTACTGGTAAAAATGAAACACCAGAGCAAAAAGAAATTAGAGAACTAAAGGAAAGACTTGATAAAGCTGATAAGGAAAAAGCTAAAGCAGAAATGATTAGTAAGTATAAGGATGTATTAACTGAAAAGAAAATACCTTCTAACATGATTGATTTCTTATTGGCTCAAGATGATGAAACAACAGGAGCTAACATTGAGTTATTTGAAAATTCTATGAAACAATACATAGAAACAGGAATAAAAGCAAAGTTAGGAGATTCAGAGTATACTCCACCAACAGGAGGAGGGAATGTAGGGAAAGTTACTTGGGAGCAGGTAATTGATAATCCTTCATTATATAACACATATTTAGAACAAAACAAGGGGGAATAAAATATGGCAATCACAGGTTTTAAGAAAACAGTTTGGGAAACTGCATTAATGACTGCGTGGAGAGGTGTATCAGTTGCAGATGTAATTACAACTCCACCAACAAGAGTAGAAGGGGAAAAGGCAATATTTAA